GTCATATACCTTTACACGTCCGTCGATGAACGTGACTGTAACTTTGAATTTTTCAAGCTCCGTTACAGGGGCATTTACTGTTAGTGTGGGTGTTTGCATTATAAGTTCTCCGTGATAATACGTTTGATGTTTTTCTTGTAGTCTCCAATGTCCATATTAGGAACATCGTATTCTTTAACTCCGAGGTCGTCCAAAGCAATGTAGCTGCGGCTATCCCCATCGAAGCTTGTCCCATCGCGATGAACGCGAATGAGAATAATATTTTCAGCACCGAAGGTTTCCACCAACGTTTCAGCTTCTGGTCTGAATCCTGAATCTGTAACGACGAATGGTAGATTAGGAAGGTCATTCTTATCCCATTCATCTAAGACAGTTTCAATCTTACGAGCCAAGAGCTTACCAAAGACCTGTTGGTCGTCTGTAAATGGCTTCATAAAGTCCTCCGAGTAAGAGATATAAGCCTCGCGGGGAGTGCGACCAAAGAACAATACGTTCGGGTCGTCTTTCACCGCTTCGAATACATCCATAGGATACTCTTTGGGGTCAAGGCCAAACGCAGCGTGTGCGCCCTCCTTGACAGCTTGGGCAAACTTAACTCTGATACTATCAGGGTAAGCTTCCTGTGCTGTGTCCTTTCCTGCCCTTGGTGGGCCGTTCACTAAGAAAATCTTAGGCTGCATATTTGTTCTCCAATTTTAATTTTACTGCTAGGTCGTACCATTCATTCATAGCCTGTTCTGGCGACCACTTCGCTAGTCTGATAAGGGTTTTATCCCAATCATTCTCGTAGTAAAGAGGCGGGATACTCTTAGCCCAATCCGCTTGGTCACCATATAATCCAATGGTTTCATTGCGGCAGATACGAATATCAGTTTCTTTAATGTCAGAGAACGAACCTCGTAATGAGAAGGCATCTTTCAAGACTCTGTGGATTTCATCTTCCCATTCTGACACTAAAGGGAGTTCTCTCTTTAGTGGAGTTGGTATATCTCCACCTAAGAAAGGTTCTCCTGCATCATGTAATAGGAATAGACGAGCCTTATCGTCCTCTTTCCTATTCATATGGTATCTAGCACCTAGAACACTGTGTTCTGCTACCGAATAGAAGTTACTCTTTAGCCGACGCAGAGGCTCTGGCCTCTGTGTGATTCTCCTTTCAGGGCTTTCACGGGGTTGATTAACACTGTGTCCGAGATGCCCACCCCAACGACAGACATTGCCGAGTGAGATTGCGATGTTCTCCAATGTGAAGGACTGTGGCACTACGTCGAGAACGTCATGGAAGGTTCCATCCGAAATCATAATAGAAGTTTCTGTTGCGTTTGTCATTTCTTTTCCTTTTCTTTTAAACTGAAACTTCACCTTTGATTGAGGGCCAACTTGTGTAGCCTCTAATCTCAATGTCATCAAATGTAAAGTCATCAATTTCCTTTATTTCAGGGTTCAGTAACAGGGTCGGTAACATGTAGGGCTTACGCTCTAACTGTGTGAGAACCTGTTCCTTATGGTTGTTGTAGATATGAACGTCACCAAATGTGTGAACGAACTCACCTGCCTTTAACCCTGTAACCTGCGCTACCATACCTAACAACAGAGCGTAAGACGCAATGTTGAATGGAACACCTAAGAACACATCTGCGCTCCGTTGGTATAACTGTAAGTGTAACGTGTCGCCATAGACCTTGAACTGCATCAGACAATGACAAGGCGGTAAAGCCATATCTTCAATCTGACTAACGTTCCACGCCGAGATAATGTGACGACGACCTGTGGGGTTAGTGCGTAAACCTTCAATAACGTTAGCCAGTTGGTCTACACCGTCATAATCCCTCCATTGCTTACCATAGATAGGGCCTAATTCTCCCTCTGATAATAGTTCTTTACGAATTACAAAATCTTTAGGGCATTCGTATCTATCGAACGACCAGTAATTAAACTTTTTATTCTGACCTTTCAATCCTTCAAGCACTCCTTTATCTAACCAGTTCCACACTGTTGTTTTAGCTACCCCAACAACTCTAGCAGCTTCGACAGCAGACAGACAAGTCCAAATTTCACCCTGAGGGTTGGTAATTAGAATAGCCTTAATATCCTCACGATAAGTTTTGTTTTCCTCACGTGGTAGCCAAACACAGGTTTCAGGACTATACTGGTTGGACCCATAGTAATCCTTATCTAGTTCCAAATCATTCCAAGATTTTTTCTTATACCACCAGTTGGGCAAATTTTGAACGTCCCAATAAAAATTGTTAAAATTCTGCCATCTATGGCAAACTGAAACGTTTTTATAACTGGACTTCTGTTCTGAATAACATCTTGAAATCATAGCAGCCCATATCTTATACAGTTTGTCAGCCAAATCCCCTTTGATGGGAGTTTCAAATGTTGGGACCCTTGTTTGGTAGGGCTTTTTGATTACCCTCACCAGTTGGTGGGGTCTATAAGTTTCTAAAGGTCGTCTCCATTCATTCCAAATTCTAACGTCTTTTTCCTGTAGAGTTTTAACATTAGTGTCTCCACTTATAAAGAAAAGTAATTCCTCTATAATTGCCCGTGTATAGAGTTTCTTCGTCGTGACAAGAGGGAAACCATCTTTCATGTCGAAACGAAGCTGACGACCAAAGACAGAGCGTGTGCCTGTCCCTGTTCTGTCGTCAGTATCATACCCGTTGGACATTATGTCTTGCAATAGATTAAGATACTGTTGCATTACGCCTCCTCTAGCATAGGTGCAAAGTAGGCTTTGCGTTTCGTATCAATACGTTCGCGAGGGATACGATAGAGAATCTGAAAGAACCCATCACGGCCTGTAATCATTTCCACCTTACCTTCGTCGTATGCTTTACGTGTTGCTTCGATAATCACATCGTCTATAGATGGCCACTCGTCGTCAATGTAGCGGCGACTAATGATATACTTACGCAATTCCTTACGTCCATATCCATCTTCGCTCACAACATTTCTGTCGTTGGTGAGGATATCAAAGTTCCTTACAGTTGTGGCTGAGATTTTTAATTTTCTCGCTACCACAAGGTAGTCCTCTCCTCGAATGAGGAGAGCCTGTAACTCGCGTCGTTGCTTAGGCAACAGACTGGCTACGTTTGCTTTCGCTTGGTCTAAATTCACTTTAACTCCACGTAATTATCTGCTTCAAGTTTCTTGTGACTGATGATGATGATTTGAGAAATCTTCGTCGTCAGCTTGCGGAGACACTTTGCAGTGTACTCTGCTCTTTCTTTGTCCATTGCTGCATCAATCTCGTCTGCCATAAGGACAGAGAACACTGAATTAGTTAGCGTCTGACCAAGGGCTAGACGAATAGCTAAGTTAGCAACGGCCTTAGCGGAACCAGATAGAGCTTCCATTGGCTGTCCATCGACAGTAATATCAAACTGGTCACTGATAACTACAGAACTCCGCGCACCGTCGGTCATTTGAGAAAGATAAGCGGAAGCCACTTTGTTCAGACTTGGAACAAGGTAAGACTTAATGCTTGTCTTTAGATTTCTCAAACCAACAATGGCAACGTCATAGTTTTCCACTTCGGTTTTCAGCTTAGTCACCTTTTCAAATTGGGTATCATAAGCCTCTTTATAAGTCTCATACTGCCTGATTAACTGGTAGTTTGTCAAGCTCTGATTGAACTTTTTCTCATATTCTTCGAAGTCTCCAGAATATAAGGTAAGTCCTGCACGTTCCTGCTCCAGATTCAGTCTCCGAGCCTCGGATGCCTCATTAGCTTTGACTGCCATGTCATACATAACAACCGCTTGCCTATAAGTATCATCCTGTTTCTTCGCTGCGACCACGTCCTCTGCCTGTACGTCTCCGAGGAACGTGTATAACGCTATCTCGGTGGCATTGGCAACCTCGTTGGCTTCGGCCCATTGATTGAACTGCTGCTGCTGCTCTCTCAACTTCACCCACTTGGTAGAGGATGCTTTAGGCTTCTCGAAACCTGATGGGTTGAACACTGTAGCACACTCTGGACATTCAACATCTACACAAGCTTCATGGCTCAAGGCTATGGTATAAGCTTCTCTGATTTCGTCCAGTGAGTGTCCTGTGTCCTCTACATCAGGGAGTCTAGCGAGGTACTTCGTTGCAGTATCGTGAGCCAACATCAACTGGTGGTACTCTGAAAACATACCTAACAGCTTAGGGTCAGCTAAGTTCTGTGGCATGGTTGGTTGAGTAACTCCGAGGCCAAGCAACTGGTTGTTGATTGCTTGCGCCCTGATGTAGTCTTTCTTAATGTCTGCAAAGGCTGTAATCTTTGTTTCTGTAAGTGGGACTGTAACGTCAGGCTTTGTAGGCTCAACGAGACTGCTCTCAAGGGTAGCCAAGGCCACCTTATCATGCTTACGTGCCTCTGTTAGCTCCTTAATGGTGTCGTCAATGACGCTTAGACCAATAAGGTTGTCCACCAGTGCCTTACGACGAGCAGGGGCCATCTTGCCTAGAGCTTCGACCTCCCCTTGTAGGACTGCGTTGGCTAAGTCGAACACTTCCATGTCGTAACCAAACAGTGACTCTACTCTCTCGTTGACAGGGCTTGTCCCTGTGGCTATAGTGACTCCAGCCTCATACAATGTTGCATCACTTTTTGTTCTGTGGATTTTATAATCCGAACCTTTCAGGGTGAACTCAACATCTACTACCAGCCTCTTGTAATCGCTAACCTTGCCTCGTAGGGCGCGGCGTCCCCACAGTGCGAACCGTAGGTATTCAGCCCGAAGACTCTTACCTTTCTCATTCGCTCCATGGATTAAAGTCATACCC